GTGTTAAATTAGATCTCAATGATCCTTGCACCTGCTGATGAAACTCTAAACGTAGAATTAGGTCTCAATGACCCTTGCATCTGCCGATGAATTTAAATGGATGTAGTCCTAGACTACTTATGGGTTTGTCCTTTTATTGTAGACTAACAATTCCTTTTGATGTAGAATAACATATCCTTTACGTGGACTAACGTGCCAATGTTTATAGTAAATGGCCCTTCCCAACTAATCGGGGAAGACATGGTGCCTGTTTCGTACGCTTACGGATTTTAAACAGTATCTACTGTAAGATAGGCCACACAATTATCCAAGCGAATAAGGATAATTACCATAGTTCAAGCCTGTTGCCACTCCAGCATTGTTGTACATGCGCCAACGACCAACAACATTGTCTGGATACAAAGTATCTCTAACGTTCTGTGATTGGTAATTGGGGTGTGCTACTCTCTGTGGAGCAGCAGTGACCTCATCGCGTACGGTCATGTCCTGGGCTCGTACATCAGGGCCCTCTCTATTACTCGCATACGAGCGAGCTTGTGTTTGTGTGACGCCTACATCCTGACCAATGTCAGGACGGCGAAATTCCTAAGTGCCCAAACCAAGCCCATCGACATAGCGACGAGCACGGTGCATTCCGTAAGCCAATACGGTTGAGCCTATAAAAACACCAGCCTCATTAATAGCAGCCATCAACTTAGAGCCATTAGACATATCAGTTGCACTAACAGGAGACACTGAGCCTTCAACTATTTGTGCAAATGTATCATTTGGCGTAACTTCAATGTTGACAGTTACTGAAACGCGGTATAAATCATAGTTAGCAGAAGTAGGTCCTACAATCAACACTTGCGTGTTTGGTAATGATTCCGCCACGGATTCATCTATAGGACAACTACAGTCGGAAGTAGCTGCAGCTGGAATGGTGTAACCTCTATTCCATTTATAAAACGGAAACCAACCTTCACCTGAGGAACCACCTGGGTACTGTTTAAACGAGAAATCAGTTCCCATTGGTATAACAGTTGACTGTGGAGAATTTACCACATCAATTGGAGCCCAAAATGAAGTTGTGCTTGTAGCAGAAGTCCCTGGTGTGAGATGAAGAGTCGCTGGATATGCGACCGTGTTGTCGTTAGCACCGCCGTAACTCACGTAACCAAGGGGCACATTGTTAATAACAACGTATCCTTGCATTCCATCGCCGTGTGGACCGATGTATTTGTAATCAACTTGTGCACAAGTGAAACGTACGTTGTGCACAGAGGTTGATAACGCTGTACTGGATGGCAAATTAGCTAATGCCCAAGGGCACCAAGTAGTGCTAGCAGCTGTCAATGCAGTAAGGCCATCAATGGCACTAGAATCTGCTTGACCGACAATCCAACCAGATTGTACTCCTGAGGCAACACCAGCGGCAGTTAACGAACCACCTGCAATTTGATCACCTATGTTCCAACAACGATAGATGCACATCTGTACGGGCCTAGTAGTTGTAGTTGACACCGTATGTGTCATCTGCAACTTCATGGGTATAGATTTGGCCGCAAACCCATCGGGGATTTGTACGGCTGAAGCATCTCGTGGGTTGGCCAGCATTGCCATGTAGCCACTCTTACGATGCCTGACACCTCCATGTTTTCGCATTCGGCGTTTTCCACCTTTGACACGCCCTTTCTGGGGGGTCTTCTTATTGCGATTCTTAGCATGTAAAGTGCCAGTTGTTTCAGCAGTGGCTGTAATTAAGTCGATAAGCTCAAGCCGTTGTTGATCAGTCATACCTTCACAACTGCCAATGGCTGTTTGGGCGACAACACCCAAAGCATGTCTGACAGTTGACAGAACTTTAACCATTTTCAAGATCTCCTCAGCCACTTTAGAAAACTTAATTTCATTGTGGCTAACAATATGGTCTGCAACATCAACAGGACTATGAGCTTCAAACTCATCATCTTGGTATTTGAACTCGGAAACTGGCAATTCGGACGTATTGCTTTGTGACACATTAAGCTTACTCGCCATAATAGTGCTCACAATATTCTCCAGTCTCGACGGTCCATCTTTCTTAGATTCGACGGCATAATCAACGATTGATACTGAATCGCTCACTGTTTCATCGTCACTACCTATGCCTCGATTCAAGTCCTGTAATTGCAAGGACGAATCTTCAACATAAAATGACGTTGCAGATGATTGAATACCTTCGAACTCAGCTAGGTTACCGCATTTACGTACCCCCCTTGGGAGAGAGGGTCTGACACTTCTGCCGACACGCTTGTCAAATGCTCTCCTGTTGGATTCGCTTCTACTTGGCCTATGTCTGCTGCAAGTTCGTATACCTTCAGGTCCAAACTCAGCATGTGCCCCGTAGTGCTTGCCATAAGTGCAGTACTGTACTAGCTGTTCCAGGTGTTGGCATCTCAAGCCACGCTTGAAGGTCATACTGCATGCATTGCACACGACCCCACCTGGGATTACTGTAAACGTTGTTTTTGTTTGATTAGACATTATTAATGTTGAGTTTTGTTTATCCCGCCGCAATACAAATTCATCGATGAATCTCAATATAATATCTCTCTTTGGATGGTGAACATAATTAGTATTAAAGTTCAACATGTGCTCTTGAATCTGAGCATCAACCCCATTACTGACTGTACCAATTAACCCTAACATGGCTTTGCCCAAATTAAGTGGGTACCAAGTAGTAGTAGGTAGCGAACCTATATAAGTTAACTGCATCCTGCGTGAGCAGAAAGTAAAGTCAGACAAACAACATTTATTCATGGCTTTGACGGCTGGTCCGCTCACAGCTAACTCAGCTGCAAAGCGTTCAGGGTTAATGCAATATACATTATTGGTACCCCACATATTATCTCCAGGTGGTTTAGTAACCAAAGAGACAACACCATCATCACCATACACAATAGGATAAAGCAAAGTCTGTGCAATCGTTATGCTGGAGGATAAGCCTCCTCTAACAGCAACCGATTTCCCACTGGATGTGTCAACTATGCTATTAGCAGTAGCATGGAGCATGTTAACCATGTTCCCTATGCTATTGAATAAGCTAGTGACGTATAATCCAGAACACATGATCCCTGGAGCCTTAAGTGAAATAATACTAGCCCTGCCTTCAGCAATTGGCATAATAAATCGCATGTTAGACAACAATGCAATAACATTCATTATAAGGTTTTCAGGTCTGGCATCAGTCTTGACGTCAGGTTGATCCTCTCCTATAGTGTGTGTGCTCCTAAACCAACGACCTTTCCCGTCTTGGCTAAGTGCAACTCTGGCTGCAGCATACAACATCCATGGCTGTGTTTGCCAATCATATTGTTTAGAGTCAACATCATACACTGTGATGAAATCCTCATTTTCGACTGCATCATTAGCATTATAGTTCATACACAAGTGCGTTGTTTGATCTATAAGTTGATACTGTAGCCCAGAGATTCCTTCGTCATCCCATGAAACGCCAATTTGGATTGGAGAATTCTTAGATTTAATCAATTCACTAGGATAACAAAACAATAGCCTTAACACGTTCTGAAACGTTAAGGATATTATCTTGATATCACGTTGTAGGCCAGCAAGCTTCTTGGCTTTCTTAACGTATTCTTGTTTGGTGAACATTGTAGCATTAACCTCTACACCTTCATCGTACAACCTAGCGGCTGCACATGCAAGATCGTTATGTAGCGTATCTGATACTTTGTCCCTAAATCCATATGGTACTGAGCGAAGCTTCTTTATTAACAACCATGTACGTGATTTAAGTTCGGCTTCATGTATTAACCATTGATTAACGGTAGAATACACTGTCTTCTCAGGTATTCCAGGGTTAGCCTCCTTATTGGTAAACATGCTGGGTGCGCATGATATTGCCCAAGCTCTCTCAAACTCAGCATAATGCCATGCCCAACCATACCCAACGTCTAGTGCAGCAGCATACTCATGATGCCGTGCGCCTTTGCTGGGAGAATCGAAAATCATAAATCCGATTGCAGATAATAGTGTTTCAGAGTATGAATACCGAGTAAGCATATCGTCCGCGATACCATTACTTGGACCTATCACCAACGGGGATGGTTTTGCAACTCTATCAGATAGTGTTGCAATCCACATCTTAATCAACGCTGGATAGGTAGTGTCCGGGTTAGTGTACAACTTCATTTCATCCAAAATGAATTTGAACTCTTCATATCTGTCCTTTGGCACTCTTGGGATTCGCACCATAGGCATTTCTGCTATTTCTCTGATACATGGGTGATTGTATTCACCATGAAAATCAACGTGTTGTAATAGTCCCTGCAATGCCGATGCATTGCCACGAGTAGGCAAGGTTTTGTGTTCTTTAATGACTACAAAACCTGGACTAGATTCTACTACTACAAACAAATTGTAAATTAAACGGTCTCTGACTATACTTGTTGTAATTGTACTCTGCCCACCAGCAAAGT